CCAACACCAACACCGTGAAAATCAGCAACTTTCTGAATATGCCTGCGCCCGCTGTTGGCGGTGTTTTGGCGGCAAAAATCGGTTCGCCTACACAAACCCACAGCATCAAGTTCGTGGATGACGCAGGGACAACCTATTACATCATGTGCACGACGACCGCCTAATGTTGCGCCATCAAGATCCAGAGGTTCAATTTCTCGTCGAAACGCTCGAGGGCCAGCGGGACCAGGCAGTGTCGCAAGCCGCTGCTTTGTTTCGCACCGTCAAGCAGTTGGAGGCGAGGATTGAGGAACTCGAGCACGACCAGGCAGAAGCAAAAAGCGGTTCGTTCGTCGAGGGCAAACAGTTTGGGATGACCGATTAGGGGCGATGATGACCATAGATCAAATGAAAGCGCGCATCGAGGAATTGCAGGCGATGGCCAAGCAGCACGAGGCAGTGCTGTTGCAAATTAGCGGGGCGATCCAGGAATATACCCGCGTTGTCGCCGAGGAAGAATCTCAAGCCAAAGGGGCCGATCATGCCGCTGATCAAGTCGATGACGCCTAAGGCGTTCAAGGAAAACATAAAGACCGAGGTAAAGGCCGGCAAGCCTGTGAAACAGGCAGTAGCGATCGCGTACTCTGAGAAACGCGAGGCGCAGAAGTCGGCCGCGAAGAAAGCATCAAAGAAAAAATGAAGGACAAGGCAGCAACCAAGAAACGTGCCGTGCCGCCGCTTATCGGCCAGGGCGTTGGTGCGCCTGTCAAACGACCAGTTGGTCGACCGTCCGTTTATGATCCTTTGTTTGCCGATATGCTGATTGAATTTTTTAGTCAACCGCCGATTCGTGAAGTAATCACGCACGACGCGAAAGGAAACGAGATTCGGCAAAATTTGCCTGGTACTTTTCCGACGCTGGCGAGGTTTGCAACGAATATTGGCGTTACAAAACAAACATTGCATGATTGGGCAACTGCTAAGGTATTTGAAACTGGCGAATTAAAACATCCAGAATTTTCTGACGCCTATAAAAAGGCGAAAGATTTGCAAGAAGCAAATTTAATCGAAGGCACGATCGGCAACGCATACAACAGCACGTTTGCGATATTTACCGCGAAGAATGTATTAGGCTGGCGCGATAAGATTGAGCAAGAAATTACCGGGAAAGATGGCGCGCCATTGCAAAGCCCGTCGATTCAAGTCAGTTTTGTGATGCCAGATGGAAACAGCAGAGATTCCCTCGACAGTTGACCAGGCAGTTGCGACCGCGCAATTTCCGATCAAACTGCAGCCGCTGTTTAAGAAATCACGCTACAAGATTCTGTACGGCGGCCGAGGCGGCGCGAAGTCATGGGGGATCGCTCGAGCGCTGCTGATCCTGGGCGCCAAAAAGCAGATGCGAATTTTGTGCGCCAGGGAGTTCCAGGCGTCGATCAAGGATTCGGTGCACAAGCTGTTGTCGGACCAGATCGAGGCGCTCGGCCTGTTTGGGTTTTATGAGATCACGCAGAATTCGATCCGGGGCGCAAACGGCACCGAGTTCGCATTCATCGGCCTGAAGAACAATCCGACGAACATCAAGTCATTCGAGGGCGTCGACGTTTGTTGGGTCGAGGAAGGCCAGACGGTTAGCCGATTGTCCTGGAACATCCTGATCCCGACCATTCGCAAGCAGAACAGCGAAATTTGGGTGTCGTTCAACCCGGACCTCGAGACCGACGAGACTTACCAGCGGTTCGTTGCCAAGCCGCCACGCGACGCAATCCTGATCAAGATCAACTGGTCGGATAATCCCTGGTTCCCTGAGACTCTAAAGGCCGAGAAAGACGCCCTGCGCGAACGCGATCTGAACGCCTACAACAACGTTTGGGAAGGAATGTGCAGGCGCACGGTCGACGGCGCGATCTTCGCCAACGAGATCCAGCGTGCCGAGGCAGAGGATCGAATTACCAGGGTTCCATACGATCCGGCCAAGCCGGTTCACGCGGTTTGCGACCTGGGTTGGTCCGACGCGACCGCTTGGTGGTTTGTGCAGTTTGTCGGCATGGAAACCAGGTTGATTAAATACTTCGAAGGCAGCCAGCGCACAATGACCAGTTACCTGGCGCAGCTGCAGACCTTTGGTTACGTTTACGACACGATCTGGTTGCCGCACGATGCCGAGAACAAGACGCTGGCGGCCAATGGGCGCAGCATCGAGGAAATTGTGCGAGCCGCCGGATTCCGCACGAGCATCATGCCGAGGGTTCCGATCGTGGACTCGATCAACGCTGCGCGAACCATATTCCCTAATTTATGGTTTGACCGCGATAATTGCGCTGACGGCCTGAACTGCCTGCGTCATTACCGCTACGAGGTAGACCCAGAAACCGGGTTGTTTAGCAAAAACCCTTTGCATGACCATTACAGCCACGGCGCAGACGCATTCCGTTATATTGCGTTGATGATCAAGGAACCGGCAAAGCCTCGGAAACGGCCTGTAAGCGCCCATATGGGCGGCTGGATGGGTTAAGGAAAGAAACAAATGTCAGATTACCAAGACCAATCAAGCGACCCGCGCATTCAAGACGCGATTAAATTCCTGAAGTTGGTTGGCGAAGCCGACAGCAACAATCGCCAGGAAGGGCTGCAGGATTTGAAATTCGCGGCCGGCGATCAGTGGCCAGTCGAAATTCAGAACAGCCGCAACATCGAGTCGCGCCCTTGCCTGACCATCAATAAGCTGGACCCGTACATTCGCCAGGTGACCAACCAGCAGCGGCAGCAGCGCCCGCGCATCAAGGTGCATCCAGTCAACAACGAGGGCGATTTGAAGATTGCCCAGGTGATCGAGGGCATTACCAGGCACATCGAGGTTAACAGCAACGCAGACACGGCCTACGACACGGCGTTCGACTACGCCGTTCGCATGGGCTGGGGTTATTGGCGCGTGGTGACCGACTATGTGCGCGAAGACTCGTTTGACCAGGAAATCTACATCGAGCCAGTCGACAACCCGTTTGGCGTTTACTTCGACCCCAATAGCGTGGCGCCGGATGGATCGGACGCTGAGAAATGCTTGATCACGACCGTAGTTTCAAAAGATCGGTTTCGGGAAATGTACCCAGACGCCGACGATGGCATTGGGTTCCTGCCGCGAGCCACCGGCGACGACACCGCCGAGTGGGTTATGAAGGAAGACATTCGGATTGCTGAATATTGGTACATCGAGCACGAGCGGGCCGAGCTGGTGATGCTCTCCGACGGAACCAAGGTTTACGCCGATAAGCTGCCGCCCAAACCCGTGCTGGACGAAGCTGGAATCATCGAGGTTGATCGACGTAAAACCATGAGGCGCAAGGTCAAATGGTGCAAGCTGACCGCGATGCAAATCCTCGAGGAAAAAGATTGGCCAGGGCGTTGGATTCCGGTTATCCCGTGCTACGGCGCCCAGGTGGTGATCGAAGGTAAGCGCAAGAAATACGGCCTGGTGCGATTTGCTAAAGACCCGCAACGGATGTACAACTTTTGGCGCACGTCGATGACCGAATCGATTGCCCTGGCGCCCAAGGCGAAGTGGGTGATGGCCGAGGGCCAGGACGAGGGCCACGAGAACGAATGGGCGCTGGCCAACATCAAATCGATGCCAGTGCTGCGCTACAAGATGCGCGACATCAACGGCGAGCCTGCGCCGCCACCGCAGCGCCTGCAGCCGGAGCCGCCACCCGTTGGCATCATGAGTGCAGCGAGCGAAGTTAATAACGACCTGCAGACCGTGATGGGCATTTTTGACCCATCGCAGCAGCTGCCAGGCAATATGTCAGGCAAGGCGCTGCTTGGCCAACAGAACCAGGTGGATCTGAGCAATTTCCACTTTTACGACAACATGACCCGCAGCATTAAGCAGACGGGAAAGATCATTCTCGACCTAATCCCAAAAATCTACGACACGCAGCGCGTGTTACGGATTATCGGCGTCGACGGCAAGCCCGACATGATCACGATCAATGACATTCAAGCAACCGGCGAAGTGCTGAATAACGTCACGGTCGGCCAGTATGACGTGGTGATGGATACCGGACCTGGTTATAACAGCAAGCGCCAGCAGGCGATCGAGGCCATGCTGCCGCTGATGGGCAACCAGGAGGTGTTCCAGGTGGCCGGCGATCTGATGTTTCGCAACATGGACTTTCCAGGCGCGGACATTATTGCCGACCGTTTGGCAGCGATGAACCCGCTGGCGCAGATTGACGAGAAATCGGACATTCCTCCGAAAGTTCAGATGATGCTGATGCAGCTGCAGAAAACGGTGCAAGACCAACAGAATCAGATGGCCGCAATGGGTCTCGATATTAAGTACAAGGGAACTGTCGAAACCATCAAGCAAGACGGCGAAACCAAGCGCGAACTTATGCGGACCATGGCCAAGGCGCACAACACCGAAACGTTGGCCGAGGTGCGCGTTAACGACCAAAACACCAGGGCGGTTACCAGTCAAAACAAAACTGAAATCGAGGCGGTGGTCAAGCTGCTATTGGCGCAGATGTCGCCTGCCGACCTGGCGCGCATGATTGCGAGGATGAATGCCGAGCAGTATGCGTTTGCCGACGTGGCTGCAAGCGACATTCACGAAGGATCAAGCCCGTTTGTGCATGGCCTCGAGGGCGTCATGGCGAATATGGCACCGCCGGCCGTCCCGCAGCAGGTTGCAATGCCTGAGCAGCCGGGTGCGCCTGGTCAACCAATGAATGTTGTGCAATAAAGCGTGTTGACAATTACGCAATGCAAATTGACAATGCGCGATACCTACCAATGGGTTCATTGGGTTTATTCGTAGGGTAATCCTATGTCAGAAGTGCAAGAGCGCGTTGCTGCTAATGTGGTGACGAGTCAAAACCTCGCAGAATTTACTGCTCGCAAAATGGGTTTGGCAGACGAGCCAAAGCAATCTGCGGCCGCAGAGCCTGACCAGGCACAAGCGGAGCCAGAAGCCGAAGTCGATCAAGCCGACCACGACAGTGAATCGAGCGACGCAACAGAGGGAGAGCAGAAGGAACGCAAACCAAACCCGAAGATCGAGCGCCGATTTTCAGAGATAACCAAGCAACGGGAAGCCGCGCGGGAAGAAGCCCGTAAGGAACGCGAGGCAAGGGAAGCCCTGGAAGCAAGGCTGAAGGATTTGGAAGCCAGGACGCAGCCGAAGGCGGCAAAAGCCGAGCCGGACGCCCTGGGGCCAGAGCCAAAGCCTGAGGAATTCAACGATATGTTCGAGTACGCTAAAGCGCTGGCCGAATATACCGCTGACAAGAAACTGATGGAAAGGGACCGTGCAGAAGGCGAGCGTAAGGCCCAGGAAGCGCGGCAGCAGTTCGA